AAATTGGTATCCTGGGAACTTCTCTTACAAATCCACAACTAAAAAAAAAAGTTAGTTACATTAAATTGTAGATTTTAATTTAATTAAAAAATTGATTAAAAAAATATTTTTAATTTATTAAAAAAAATGTTTTATTCAAAAAAATTCAAAACATTTAATCAAGGACAAATAAAAAAAATACTAGGTAACTCTAACGAAATACCTAAACCCAATAAGATACTAAATAAATACAATTCAATTTATGAAAATCCCAATTTTGATATTGGTGTAATTGAAAAAAATCCAACCTATAACTGGAATTATTCAAAATTAATTTTGAGTAGAAATTTTATTCCGTTATGGTATCATAAATACAAGGATAATATAAATTTTACTAGTAATGATTATTTAATAATTTATAATCATCCAAATTTTGATATAACATGGATTGATGAATTAGATATTGAAAAACCTAATTTTTCTAAGATTAGTGGTTCAAAAAACTTCAAAGAAGAATGGATAAAATTATATCCTGGTGTTTCTTGGGATACTAATCTTATTAAAACAACCCCAAATTATTCTACTGAATGGATTTTGAAATATCCCGATTTGTGTTGGATGGAAAAATTCTATAATTTTACTTACACGAGTGATAAAAAATTAAAAGAAGTTTCCGATTTTAGAATTGAAATGTATCGTCCGGATATACAATGGAATTATGAAGAAATATTATCCAGTAAATACTTTGATATTAGTTGGTTTGAAAAACTAGATTTAAGTAAAATACAATTTCATAATGTAAAAAAAAATATTAATTTCAAGATTAAATGGATATACGACAATCCTCAATATAATTGGTGTTTCATTTATTTATCTGCACATAAAGATTTAGATATATCATGGATTTTGAATATGCCAGATAAAAATTGGTCTTTAATTTCAGTAGTTAATACTCCTAAATTTGATATAGAATGGTTGGAAATTTATCCGGAATTAAAAAAATGTACGACTTTTATTCGTATGACAAATCCTAAACTTCAAATGACTTGGATTGATAAATACTCCGAGTTACAATGGAATTTTGCACATATTTCAAAGGCTAAAAATTTAACATACCAATGGTATTTAAAAAATCCACATCTCAAATGGAAAAATAAAGATTTACTTTTAAATGATAATTTTATAAGGTCTGTTTCTATACACAATCTTAAATATTTCTTCTCAATTATAAAAATACAGAAATGGTGGCTTAATAATTATTATTCACCATATACAGAAGTTGGTAAAAAGAGATTTAAAAGAAAATTTGAGGAAATATTTGAATAAATTTAAAAAATTGATTTTATTTTTTTTATATAAAAAAAATATAATGACTTCTGTAAATGAAACTTATTGGTGGTGTTTACACCCAGATTGTTTATGTATTACTGACTTTCACATTAGTAAAGAAGAATTGTTAAAACATACACTGGAAGAACACATTTGTGATGAAGGAACAGATGATGAAACAGAAGTAGATAATGAAACCGATGAAGGAACAGATGATGAAACAGAAGTAGATAATGAAATCGAAGAAGGAACAGATGATGAAACAGAAGTAGATAATGAAACAGATGATGAAATAGAAGTAGATTATGAAACAGAAGTAGATGATGAAACAGATAATGAAATAGAAGTAGATGATGAAGTAGAAAATGTAATAGAAGTGAATGAAGTAGTAGATGTAGATAATGAAATCGATGAAGGAATAGAAGTAGATGATGAAATAGAAGTTGATGATGAAATCGATGAAGGAATAGAAGTAGATTATGAAACAGATGAGGAAATAGATGTAGATGATGAAACAGATGGATTAAGTGATATTGGAGAAATAGATGAGGAAATAGAAGTAGATGATGAAACAGATGGATTAAGTGATATTGGAGAAACAGATGGATTAAGTGATATTGGAGAAACAGATGGATTAAGTGATATTGGAGAAACAGATGGATTAAGTGATATTGGAGAAACAGATGGATTAAGTGATATTGGAGAAATATGGAAGGAGATTTCTTGTAAGATAGAATACTTAGATGAAATTGAATGATTATAGAAATATTCTTATTTAATCCATAGTGTAGAATAAATAACTTTTAAAAATAGATTTAGTAAAATTTGTTTTCTTATATTTTTTTCAATTTCTAAATTATTTCTTTCTATTTTGTGTAAATGACCTAAATTATCAATTGATAACATATGATATTTTCCAGTTTCTATTAATTTTTCTGTATTAATTATTATATTAAAAAATTAAATTGTATTATTTTTCTTTCCTTGATAAATCAAATATAGCAATAAGAACCCATTTATAATATGCCATAATCCATGAGCATACATATATAATAAAACACTGCCGTCTGTTGGAATGATGAAAAATCCCAATGAAATTAGGAATAAAATATACCAAAAAATATTTGTAAATTTTTTAAATTTGAACCAGATTATAAAACCTAAAATATTTACAATTATTATATCACACCATAGTAATTTTCTCATTTTATGTCGGCAATTATTTTTTTTACACTGAGAGGAATGGTATAATGTGCTAATTGTACCCATTAATAATATTAAAATTGTGTATCTATTTAATCCAAAAAATATTAATGGTAGTAAAAATATTAAATTAGTCAGTAGGAAAATTACTTTATGAAATAGATGTGATTTCTCAATAGTAATAAAATTATTATTATTATATTCAATAATTTTATTTATCATTGAATATTTATATTATAAATTACATTAAAAATTAAACTAATTGTAAATAATTACACGAATAATATATAATTAAACTAATAACAAATATAAGTATGTGGTAATACCAAATAAGATACCTCCCCATACACCATCTGCTATTACCGTTTGCCAATTCCATTTCTTTAAAATTGCATAATTAGTGGTTTCGTAAACTCCATAAATGACCCAACCCAAAATCATTGCGTCTAAAATAATTTTTCCTTTTGTTTTGTAATTTTTTTTATTTTTAATGATAAAATAATAGAGACCTAAAATTAACAGAGGATAACAAATTATTACACCTAAATAATTCATTTTCAAATCTGAACCCTGGACTTGTTTAATCTGTTTATTGAAAAAACCACTGATTGAGGATAGATAGAAAAAGTCAATTGCCAACATTAAAACAGCAATAATAGCAATTTCTTTGACGAACATATATAATTAATAAATAAAATAAATTATATAAAATGTATTCTAAGAGAAAAAACTCTAAAAAGAAAAAAAACTAACAATCTAATTCAACCATTTCTTTCACCAATTTCTTAAAATCATATTTTCTCTTCCAACCTAACTTTTTTTCTGCCTTACTAGCATCACCTAATAATTCATCAACTTCACAAGGTCTAAAATACTTGTCTGAAATAATAATTAATTCTCTCCCATTTTTACTATCATAACCAATTTCATCTAGTCCTTCACCTTTCCATTTTATATCAAAACCTCTTAGAGAAAAACCAACTTCAATAAATTCTCTAACTGAATGATATTCATTTGTTGCTAAAACATAATCTTCTGGTTCTTCTTGTTGGAGCATTAACCACATTCCATAACAATAATCTTTGGCGTGTCCCCAATCCCTAAAAGCATCTATATTTCCCATCACTAATTTATCTCTGTTGCCTTTTAATATCATATTTAATCCTCTTGTTATTTTTCTGGTAACAAAAGTAGGTCCTCTCCTTGGACTTTCATGATTAAATAATATACCATTACAAACAAACATATTATAAGATTCCCTGTAATTTTTACATATCCAATATGCGTATAATTTACTAACACCATATGGTGAACGCGGATAAAATGGAGTATTTTCATTTTGTGGTTTTTCAACTACTTTTCCATATAATTCAGAGGTTGACGCCTGATAAAATCGTGCGACATCCTTTAAACCTGAATTTCTTATGGCTTCCAGTAATCTAAGAGTTCCCAGACCATTTATATCACCGGAATATTCAGGTAATTCAAATGAAACTTTAACATGGCTCATGGCGGCTAAATTATATACCTCCAACCTTTCTAGATTTTCATTTTTTTCTTTTATTTGATATATAATATTAAGTAAATTACTTCCGTCAGATAAATCACCATATCTTAGATTAAGGTTTTGATTATGATATAGGTGGTCAATTCTTTCGGTATTAATTGAGGATGAACGTCTTATTATGCCCCAAACTTGGTAATTTTTTTCAAGTAAAATTTCAGTTAAGTATGAACCATCTTGTCCAGTTATTCCAGTAATTAAAGCAACTTTCATTAAATTGGTAATTTATTTTATATTCAAAAATAAAACTTAATTCTTAATAAATGTAATAAATAAATTCTTATATTATATTATAAAATGGTTAAAGAAACAGAAGAAATTATTTCTAAATTATTGCTCTGTGATAAGAAAACACCAGTTTTTACTCTAGAAGGACAAACTAAATTATGTAAAGTTGTTGATATTTATGACGGAGACACTTGCAGAGTAGTTTTCAATCATAATGGTTGTATTAATAAATGGAACGTCCGAATGAATGGATACGACTCACCTGAAATGAGACCATCTAGATCCTTAGCAAATAGAGAAGAAATAAAAAAAAGGGCAGTTGAATCAAAAGAATATTTAAGGTCTCTTGTTGCTAATTCTCATGAACAATTAATATATGTGAAGTGTGGTGGATTTGATAAATATGGAAGATTATTAGGAGAGTTACGTGTAAATTTAGAAGATGAAAAATCAGTCAATCAACAAATGATTGATAATGGATACGGCTATGTTTATCACGGTGGAACTAAAAAAGTTTAAATTAATTATTTTATTTTATATTTTTAATATAAATGAAAATATTAATAACTGGAGGTACTGGATTAGTAGGTTCTGCCATAAAAAAAATATCTAACAGATATCCTAAATATTCATTTATTTTTATTTCTAGTAAAGATTGTGATTTGACTGATTTCCAAGAAACAACTCAAATATTTTTAAAATTAAATCCAGATTATGTTATTCATTTGGCTGCTAATGTAGGAGGATTATTCAAAAATATGAACCAAAAAGTTAAAATGTTTGAAGATAATTTAATGATTAATTATAATGTAGTCAAATGTTGCCATGCTTTTAATATTAAAAAGTTAGTGGCAGTATTATCTACTTGTATTTTCCCAGATGAAGTTTCCTATCCTATAACTGAAGAAATGCTTCATCAAGGGCCACCACATGTTTCTAATGAAGGATATGCCTACGCTAAAAGAATGTTAGAAATTCATATTAAGAAATATAGAGAAGAATACAATAAGGATTTTGTTTGTGTGTCTCCTTGTAATGTTTATGGACCTAATGATAATTTTAATTTAGAAGAATCACACGTAATTCCTGCCATAATTCATAAATGTTATTTAGCTAAAAAAAATAATACAGAATTTATATTAAAAGGAACAGGAAAAGCACTAAGACAATTTATATATAGTGAAGATTTAGGTGAATTGATTTTGAAAATATTAGAAAAAAATAATATTTCATATCCTAATATTATTTTATCTCCGAAAAAAGAGTATAGTATAAAAGAAGTTGCTGAAAATATTAAAGAGGCATTCAATTATAGAAAAGAAATAACTTTAGAAACTCAATATAGTAATGGTCAATATAGAAAAAATGTATCAAACCAAAAATTATTAAGCTTATTTCCAGAATTTAAATTCACTTCACTTGAATACGGAATTAGAGAAACTATATCTTGGTTTATCAATAATTATAACACTTGTCGAAGATAAATTTATTTTGAAATATTCATGGAATAAATTGGGTTACTTCGCTTACTTCGCTTACTTGGGTTACTTCGCTTACTTCGCTTACTTCGCTTACTTCGCTTACTTGGGTTACTTGGGTTACTTGGGTTTCTTGGGTTGCTTCGCTTACTTGGGTTGCTTCGCTTACTTGGGTTACTTCGCTTACTTGGGTTGCTTCGCTTACTTGGGTTGCTTCGCTTACTTGGGTTGCTTCGCTTACTTGGGTTGCTTCGCTTAGTAATTTTTTTTGTCATAATATTGTTCATACTATTTCCTAAACCCGAATTTCTTCTGGAACTAGTTTTAGGACTTAATTTTTTTTTGATATGTCCTTCTAATTTTTTGAATAAAGGATTTTGATAAATTCCTTGGGAACCATATTTTCCATTAAATCTGTTAATGTATCTAATTGGCATATATTTAATCCTATTTCCATTTCGATATTACTCTCTAATTGTTCTTCGCTCATTTTTAACATTCTATTTACCATATTAAATAATTTGGTCTTATCTTTTTTACCACCTCCTAAAAATGGATTTTTATCATTTTTATGTGGGTTAGCACCAAATCTGGCCATTCCTCTTTCTAAACGAGTAGGAGAATTAACTTTTTCCCAAGAACCATTATTCAAATTACGATATTCTTCAAATTTAGGATTACCAGTATTTTCAGGTAAAGCATTTTTCGCATCATCACCTGGGGGTAATGAATTTGTAAATTTTACAAAATCGTCTGGGA